ATTCTTGCGGCAATGCCGTCAGGATACGTTGTAGGCACAATCGAAAAGCCAACGGTTTTGGAAGTAGGTCAAAGCCCTATGCTGGTTGCCGACATCAACGTTTCAACTTACTACACACAGACAATCTAAGGAGTAAAAATGCCAACAACAGTAATAACTGGGCGCGACGTCACCTTTACTATTGGTGGCAATACTTACGACGCCCAAGCAACAAGCGCAGTTTTGTCAAACAGCCCAACAATTGAAACCTATCAAACACTAGACGGCAAGGTTTATAAGCACATTGACGATCAGTTCACATTTGACGTCGAAATGCTTGCAGACTGGGGTGCAACAGGTTCACTTTGCGAAGGTTTGTGGAACGCAACAGAAGCTTCACCAAATACAGGAATCAGCACAGTCTTGACAGCTACAAGCGGTGCGACATTCACATTCCAGATTTTGCCAGCATTTCCAAGCGTGGGAGGCAGCGCACCTGACGCACAGACAGTATCGTTGTCATTCACAGTAATTGGCACACCAGCCGAAAACTTCGCTTAAAAAACAATCGGGAGGAAAAATGAAGTTACCAATAACAATTGAATACAACGACGGCACGCAGATCACTTATGTGGCTGCGCCGCCTGAGTGGGTTAAATGGGAAAAGCACACTGGCAACACCATTGCACAGGCGCAAGAAAAAATCGGCATTTCCGATTTAGTCTTTTTGGCATACAACGCCATGAAGCGCGAAGCTGCTGGCAAGCCAGTCAAGCCAATTGACATTTGGACGGAAACTATTTCCGAAGTGATTGTTGGTGAAGCAAACCCAAAAGCTACCCAGTCGGAAGCCTAAGTCGGATCGTCTGGGAGGTAGCCCTGGCCACGGGGCTATCACCCGACGTATTTGAAACCGCCGAAGACATTTTGACGGTCATTGAGATTTTGGAAAGGCAAGCAAATGGCAACTGAAGCAATCAGCTACGACAAGGCTGAATTGCGTGCCATTGTAAAGTCATTCAAAGCAATGGACGAGGAAGCTACAAAGCAAGCAAAAGAAAGAACATCTGAGCTTGCAGAATACGTCAAGCAAAAGGTTGTGGGAACAGCTGGATCAGCAAACAATCGTGTTGCCTCGATTATTGCCAGCGGCGCAACCGTTTCCAAGTCATCAAAAATTGGTGAGATTTCTTACGGTTTTGCACGTCAAAAACTAAGTGGCGGCGGCACGACTCAACAAGTTTGGGGCGGCTATGAATTTGGATCAAATCGCTATAAGCAGTTTCCAGTCTGGTCAGGGCGCGAAGGTCGCGGCACACGTGGTTGGTTTATTTATCCAACCTTGCGAGCTGCACAACCTGAGATCATAAAAAAGTGGGAAGAAGCATTTTCGACGATAGTTAGGAAGTATGACTAATGGCTGGCAGTCGCACCCTTAAACTTTCGATTCTTGGCGACGTCGACAATCTCAACAAATCGCTCAAAACCGCGTCAGGCGACGTTGACACATTTGGCGACAAGGTTGGTAAAGCTGGCATTGCTATTGGTAAAGCATTTGCCGCAGCGGCGGCCGCTGCTGGTGCTGCCGCGATCGCAATTGGCATTGACGGGGTCAAAGCCGCCATTGAAGATGAAAAGGCACAGACACAGCTTGCATTGGCGTTAGAAAACGCCACAGGGGCTACAAAGGCACAAATTGCAGCAACCGAGCAATCAATCCTGCAAATGTCATTGGCAACGGGTGTGGCAGATGATGAGCTGCGCCCAGCATTGGGTCGCCTAGTTAGATCGACGGGCGACATAACAAAGGCACAAGAATTACTGACAACTGCGCTTGACATTTCTGCCGCCACTGGTAAGCCAGTCGAAGCCGTGGCAAATTCATTGTCAAAAGCATACGACGGCAACACAGCAGCTTTAGGCAAATTAGGCGTTGGCTTGTCCACTGCCGAATTAAAAACAATGTCATTTGAGCAGGTACAAGGCCGCCTGACTGAATTATTTGGCGGCGCAGCTGCACGTAATGCTGACACATACGCAGGCAAAATTGCCCGTGTTCAAGTGGCATTTGGTGAAGCAAAAGAAGCTATCGGTACAGCTTTGCTGCCTATTCTTGACACACTTTTGAAATTTATAAACAACAACGCATTGCCAGCAATTAACGCATTTTCCGACGCGTTTAGTTTAAAGGGCAATGGACTTGGCGGAATTATCACAACACTAGGCGGCGTCATTGTTAACACTTTCACGCCTATCGTCAACGGCTTGATTAAAGCGTTTGGTTTTGTTAAAAATGCCATTGGCGAAAACGCCGATACTTTCAGGCAATTTGGCTCATTGATCGCAACTTACGTTGCACCAGTAATCGGCACAGTTTTAGGCGGTGCTTTACAGGTAGCAGGCAAAATTGCCGCTGGTGTTATTGACGTTGTTGCCAAAGTGGTTTCCGCTTTAAATGTTTTAATTTCAGGCGCAATTGCTGGGATAAATGGTTTAATTTCTGCCTATAATTTCGCAAATAACATTTTTGGTGGCAAGGACATTGCCAAGATAAGCGCGCCGTCAATTAGTGTTCCAAAAGTCACTACACCAGGTGTTTCCACATCAGTTCCAAACATTCCAATTATTTCAGCACCGTCAACAATTAGTGGTGGTGGCGGTGGTGGCGGTGGCGTGGCAACGGCTTCCAGGGTTGCAGCTAGTGCAGCATCAGCAACAAACGTTGTTGCAGGCTCATTTAACGCTGGAAGTTTTAGAGCTGCTGAGGCTGCCTCAATGGGCACAACAATTAACCTGACAGTCACAGGCGCATTTGACAAAGAAGGCACTGCCCGCACAATCGTTGACACATTAAACAACAGTTTCTATCGCGGCACAGGTGGCGCAACTAACCTGCAATTAGCATGACGCAGTGGAATCCAGTTTGGAAAGTCGAAATTGACGGCATTGAATACACCGACGCAGTTTTGGCCAATCTTGTTATTCGCAGCGGTCGCACAAACATCTATGAGCAGGCGCAGGCAGGGTATGTCAATCTTCAACTGATCGACGTCAATCAAACTGCAATCCCAGTTTCAATCAATTCGAGCATTGGCGTTTCGGTCAAAAACACTGCAAACACATTTGTGCCCATTTTTGGTGGCAACGTGGTTGACATTGGTTTGGAAGTACGCGACGTGGGTTCCACCATGTTCACGCAGACTTATTCGATCACAGCATTGGGCGCACTGGCACGTTTGCCAAAAGTTATCTTTACGGACTCGCTTGCTCGCGATTTTGACGGCGACCAAATTTTCGAGGTTTTACAAACAGCATTGTTTAACACTTGGGCGCAAGTACCTGGCGCAGAAACTTGGGCAAATTACGATCCAACAATAACTTGGGCAAATGCCGAAAACAACGGCTTAGGCGAAATCGATCGTCCAGGCAATTACGATTTGTCAGCTCGAAGCGGCAGTCAAGACCCCATTGACGTTTATTCGCTAGTAGCAGCATTGGCCACGTCAGGGCTTGGGTACATTTACGAAGATTCGGCTGGACGCATTGGTTATGCGGATTCAACACACCGCACGCAATACCTTTCAGCAAATGGATACGTCGATCTTGACGCAAATCACGCCCGCGCAAATGGATTACGCATTGAAACCCGTGTAGGTGACGTACGCAATGCAATAACGATTAAATACGGCACAACTAGCCAAAACGACGTTTCAGATAGTGATCCAACGTCAATCGCAACGTATGGCAATCTTGCTCAAATTATTACAACAACACTGCACGACGCAGCTGACGCAACGGCACAAGCTGCGTTTTATCTATCATTGCGTGCCGAACCTGAGCCAATTTTTAGCGAAATTACTTTTGACTTAACAAACCCTGAAATTGACAATGCAGATCGCGACAACCTAATTAGCATTTTTATGGGTGAAGCAATTGCCCTGCAAAACCTGCCATTAAACATGAACTCAGGCACGTTTCAGGGTTTTGTAGAAGGCTGGTCGTTTAAAGCTTCATACAATCAACTTTCGGTGACATTGCTATTGTCGCCGCTTGCTTATTCATTACAGGCAATGCGTTGGAACGACGTGCCGATCACGGAAACATGGGCAAGCGTGTCGCCGACTTTAGACTGGGCAAATGCCACAATAGTGGCGTAGAAAAGGGGAAAGACTTATGGCAAATCCAACCACGAATTATGGTTTTGTACTTCCAACGTCGAGCGATTTGGTCACCGACTTGCCAGCTGACTTTGACGTTGCATTGCAAGGTGTTGACACACGACTGAAAGCACTGCAACCAGGCACCACGCTTGGCGATCTTGCCTATTCATCAGCAACGTCAAACACCAACACACGTTTGGGCATTGGAAGCAACGGACAAGTGCTTGCCGTAAGCGGCGGTGTGCCAGCCTGGACAACAACAAGTAGTGCAGGACTTACGTGGGCAGCTGGTGCTTCTGGTAGTTTGCCAGCAGCTTCAAGTCTTTCATTAGCGATTTCGTCAAAAGAGTCAGTTATTATTCGTATTTCAGGAATGTCCACAACTGCAGATGCTGCGTTTAATTTG